CAGGTAGTCGGAACATCGGATTATGATGATGAGTTTCGCGCTATAATTGATTCCTACCCAAGTGGGAATCGAAGTGGAAAGGACCTGAAGGCGGTGCGATTTAAAATTGCACACGTCAAAGCTTTAAGTAAAAAGGCACTTAAACGCGAGTTTGACCTTGCGTCTAAGATGCGAGGCAAACAACGAGCAAAAGAACGTGAGGCGAAATTATTGGCGACTCCTCCTGAGAATATGTGGCTGGAATGCCAAGACAATTCTAAAGAAGGAAAAATTGCCACGAAATTTCGACGTCGTTATGCTTATGAACTAAGAGAGATGAATAAGCGTAAGCGTGAGAAGCGCCAAATACAAACAGAGAGTGGAGAAATAGAAGTAATGACGCCATTTCAAGCATATCAAGACTGCGTGAAACGCACCGTATATGCAGATATGTCGCGTGCTGTTACAAAAATTTTTAAAGAAAGATCAGATTGGGTGCGACTTATGTACCGCATTTTCTGGCATGCAGCCGTCTGGAGAGAAACGTCTGAAACTGGACGTCATCTGCTTGTCATCAACTTTCTGGAGGAATACAAAATTATTTACTCCCCGCACATTCAAGTTCTCATGATGTCATTTTACGCTTTGAAGTTTGGCAAGAATCTCGCTCGCCGTTTGAAGAGCGAGGAGATACACACGGAAGCAAAGATGAGTGAGTTTCTTGATGGTCTTGCAAGTGACGTCAGTCTTGTTTTTGATAGTGAGGTTTGTGACGCTTTTAAAAATATTGTGGTGATATGTATTTCCACTCAGATGTTTACTCCAGAGTTTGCCAACAATGTGACGAAATGGACAGGCAAGATAGATAGGAAAATGTCTTATCCAGACATGGCACTGACTATCATGAATGTTCTGTCCAAACTGACACGTGCCTTTGAGCTGTGGCAGGAGGGACTTCCATTCTCCGACGTTTTTATGAGTCGTTCTCCTGTGCATGCAGCTCTTGCTGAATCGTCCCATCTACTCATGAAAGGAGAGAGACTTTACTATGGCTTGCCTGTTGAGGGAAAGTTTTGTGCGCGTGAGTTTGTGAGTGTGGCTCGTAATCATGTCTCCATAATGGACAGGTTGGTACATCGTGTAAATCCTAAATCTCAGAAAGCTAAATCTTTGGTAGCTGATAGAATGATGTTGAACACAGCTGTCATGAATGCGAGACGGAGGGTAGAGACATGTCGACGAGTTCAGCCTTATGCTATTATTCTGGTTAGCCCACCAGGAGTGGGTAAGTCTTCGTTAATTGATAATTTTTTCAAGGTCATGTCTCTTGTAAAAGGAAGGGAATTTCAACATAGTCATGTTTTCCACATGGTTAGAGGATCCCCCTATTTTGACGGCTATGACACGTATGAGACGCCATATGTGCACATGTCTGAGGTAGCATCTCAATCGAACAATTTGCTTAAAGCGAAAGGAGATGATGCTTTGCCACTCTTGTTGTCCATGATTGACAACCAGACAATGATATTGAACATGTCTGACGTAGCTGACAAGGGAAAGATGACTTTTAATGCAGAAATGGTAGTGGCTGATACGAATGATGAAAGTCTTCAACTGCAGTGGTCAGTTAACTGCACTAGCGCAGTGCGTCGCAGATTCTTGTGGGTGAGGCCCATGGTTCGTAGCGAGCTCACCAAGGAAGGGACTAGCATGCTTGACCCAGACAAAGTGGATAGAGAAAGAATAATGGACAACTGGAAGTTTGAAGTCTGGAAGGAGCATCCTGACGGAAGGCACCCCATGAAGACAAACAAATATCCTGTGGCAAATGGATATATGGACATTGAACAGCTGAACCAGTACCTTTATGATGATGTCACTCAGCATATCAAGTTACAAACGGATATCTCCCAAGAACTTGAAGCATATGTTCCGCATGTACGAGGACATGAGGAGATTAAGAGCGACATTGAAACTGATTCTGAAAGCGATGAAGAGTTGGTCTTTGATCAGGAAGTAGACAACGAAGCTGAGTCTTTTTCACACGATGCCTCAGTAAGTTTTTTGCAACTTGTCCTCTTCATAGTTTCGCTGATGCGTAGCAATGTCGAATGCATGTTTATGTACTTGCGTTACCGTACTACGTTATTGATGATCGACGGATTTCAGCAAGCACCAA